AATGGGTTTCTTTACTTCACCTGATGGTGATGGTTATGTTGGTGATGGTGAATATGAAGACACCTTTAATCCAACAATGAACGCACAGGCTGGTGTATTTGAACAACTACCAGCGGGAATGGATTTTCGTAGCTTTGACCCCACTCACCCAACATCTGCTTTTGATTCATTTACAACCAGTGTTTTGAGAAGTATTGCATCAGGTTTAAATATTTCTTATCACTCATTATCTAATGACTTAACTTCAGTTAATTACAGTTCAATAAGGCAAGGTGCTTTAGAAGATAGAAGTATGTATCAGATATATCAACAATTTACAATTGAGCATTTTGTAAACCCAATATTTCAATCTTGGTTAGAGATGGCAATATCTACAGGTCGTATTAATCTACCAATAGGTAAGTTTGATAAATTCTCTAACTCAGTCAACTTTATACCAAGAAGTTTTGCTTGGATTGACCCTTTAAAAGAAATGCAGTCAAACGTACTTGGTTTACAAAATGGAACAATAAGCTACTCAGATATAGCTGCTGCTTATGGAAGAGACACAGAAGAGCTATTTGAACAACATCAAAAAGAGATTGAACTAGCTAAACAGTATGGAATAGAACTAGCATATCAACCATTTGGTCAGAAACAACCAGTAGAAGCCAATATCAATGGCGGAGATCAAGACGATGAGTAAACCAACTCAAAGCATGAAATCCGAAGCTAGAAAAGGCTTAGACTGGAGAAAAGAACATGGCAGGGGTGGTACTAGAATTGGTGCTGAAAGAGCTAATCAGATTTTAAATGGTGAAAACCTTTCCGATGAAACTATTAAAAGGATGTATAGTTTTTTCAGCAGGCATGAGGTTGATAAAAAAGCTCAAGGATTCAGACAGGGAGAGAAGGGCTATCCATCAAATGGAAGAATAGCTTGGGCGTTATGGGGTGGAGATGCTGGATTTAGTTGGTCAAGAAAATTGGTCAATCAAATGAAAGATGATAGAAGTATTCAAGAAAGAGGAACAGAAGATACTTTAAGAGAAAAGGCTAAAGAACATAACAAAGATGTTGGTGATAACCCAGCCAAAAGAACAACATACTCTACATTGCAAAAGGTTTACAACAGAGGTATCGGTGCTTATAACACCAATCCTTCAAGTGTTAGGCCTAATGTTAGCTCAAAAGAGCAATGGGCAATGGCAAGAGTTAATAATTTTTTACGAGTCTTAAGGACTGGTAAATACAAGTCAGGGGAGCATGATACTGATCTGCTACCTGAACAACATCCTTTATCAAGCAAAAACAAGGAGAAGGCTATGGATAATAAAGAAGATAGACATATCCTTAATGTTACTTAAACTGATAAAACTATTGTAGTTGAGTTTGAGAAACATGAGGATGTAGAACATGAAGGTGAAGAATTAGAAGCAACTGATGAAGTCTCTATGGATGAATCAAGTGAAGAAGAGAGGAAAGTAATTGATATGCCTATGAAATTTAGGACTATTGATCTATCTAAACATTCTTACCTTGATGAAGAAAAAAGAGTAGTTCGCATGGGAGTTTCTAGTGAAGAACCTGTAGAACGTAGTTTTGGCATGGAAGTGCTAGGACATTCTGCTGAAGATATAAACATGGAGTTTATCTCATCAGGTAGAGCACCATTATTACTTGACCATGATATGGAAAAGCAAATTGGTGTGATTGAAGAATTCAAATTGGATGAGACTGCAAAGAGGACAACTGCGGTAGTTAGATTTGGTAAATCTGCTTTAGCTCGTGAAGTATTTGAAGATGTAGCTGATGGTATACGAATGAACATTTCAGTTGGTTACAGAGTCGATAAATTAACAAGAATGAACAAAGATGATGAGACTTACTACAAAGCTCAATGGACACCTATGGAAGTTTCTTCTGTAAGCGTTCCTGCTGACCAGTCAAGGCTTGTTGGAGTTGGTCGTTCTAAAGATAAACAAACTATTAATAATATAGAGGTAATAACAATGGAAAATAAAGATATTAATCTTGAAGAAGTTAGAACTCAGACTATTGATGAAGCTAAAGCTGAATTTAAAAGAAACTCAAAAGAGATCATAGATTTAGCAGCTAGACACAATAAAAGAGATTTAGCTGACAAAGCAATTGCAGATGGCGTATCTGTAGAAGAATTTAGAGGTGTATTATTAGAAAATATTTCTAACAATCAACCACTAGAAACTCCTTCAGAAATCGGCATGAGCAAAGAAGAAGTCAGAGACTTTAGCTTAATTAAAGCTATAAGAGCAATGGCAAACCCTTCAGACAGAAAGGCACAAGAAGATGCAGCATTTGAATTTGAATGTTCTGCTGAAGCTGCTAGACAGTATGGCAAAGATGCACAAGGCATTATGCTTCCTGCTGAAGTTCTAAGAAGCTGGGGTAAAAGAGACTTAAACACATCTGATGATTCAACTCTAGTAGCTGAAGATTACAGAGGAAATGACTTTATTGATATACTTAGAAATGAGTCATCAGTAATGCAAGCTGGAGCAACAATATTAAGAGGATTACAAGGAAATGTTGTAATACCTAAGAAAACTGCTGGTGCTTCTGCTGGTTGGATTGCAACTGAAGGTGCAGCTTCTGCTGAGTCTGAGTTCACTGCTGGTTCAGTAACTATGACTCCTAAAGTAATTGGTGCTCACACTGATGTAACAAGACTTTTACTACAACAATCTTCTTTAGATGTTGAGAACTTAATCAGAGATGACCTAACAAAATCAATCGCTACTGCAATTGACTTAGGTGCTTTAGCTGGTTCAGGTTCAAGTGGTCAACCAACAGGTATTGCTAGTACATCAGGTATTAACACTACTACTTTTGCTGCTGCTAACCCAACATGGGCTGAGATCGTAGCTATGGAAAGTGCTGTTGCTAATGACAACGCATTAACTGGTTCTTTAGGTTACATTTGTAGACCTGCTGACTTTGGTACTTTAAAAACAACTGAAAAGGCTACTGGTACTGCTCAGTTTGTTGTTTCTCCTGACAATAGCATGAATGGCTATAATGTTGTCAGAAGTAATCAAGTAACAAGTGGTGACTTCTACTTTGGTAACTTTGCAGACCTATTAATTGGTATGTATGGTGGTTTAGATATTACTGTTGACCCTTATGCTTTATCAACATCAGGCGGAGTAAGAATTGTTGCTCTACAAACTGTTGATGTAGCTGTAAGACATGCAGTATCTTTCTGTAAATCTTCAGACTAATTAACTGATGCTTAAATGGAATGGGGGTGGAAACACCCCTACCTTAAATATGAAAAAATATAAAATATTACAAGATACAATGGCTGGTGGTTCTAAAGTTCATGCTGGAGATATAGTAGAGCTTAATGAAGTTGAAGGTCATTCTTTGTGTGGTTATCAAAAGGCAGAGGTTTGTGTTGAAAAGCCAAAACCTAAAAAGACTGAAAGAAGTGTTGGTTTAGAAACTTCTGAAGTAAAGCCTGTTAAAAAGAGAGCCAAGAAGTAATTATGCCAATGGAATTTGATAGAGATTTCGATGGCTACTTAGATGCCACCTATGGTCATGGTATTAAAGTTACCTACACACCTACAGGTGGTTCATCTTCTTCTATCAACGTCATCCTGAATCAAGAGTATGTAGATATAGATACAGCAGGATTACCAGTTCAAGGGTATCAACCAGTAGCACAAAGTAAGACTACTGATATACCAAGTATAGCTTTTGGAGATACTATTGTTGCTCCAGCTATAAAAAATTTAGATGGTACACAAATAAAACCATCAACAACTTATAAAGTTATAAATTACGAGCATGACAACTTAGGCATGACCTCATTACTACTTGAGGTTCAATAATGGCTAATCATGTAAGACAACAGATCAGAGAATACTTTGGCACTACATTAAATGGCTTAACAACAACAGGCTCTAATGTTTATGAGTCTAGAGTTTATACGCTACAAGAAGACACCCTACCTTCTTTAGTTATTTATACAAAATCAGAAACATCTGAACCCATTGTTATAGGTACTGATAGGGTTATGAGTAGAGAATTATCAGTTGTAGTAGAAGGATATTGTAAAGCAACCAGTAATTTTGATGATACTATTGATACAATAAGCAAAGAAGTTGAAGAAGCAATTTCTGCTGATAGAACTCTAGGTGGTTTAGCAAAAGATACTTATGTTGAATCAACTGAAATAGAATACACAGGAGATGGAGAACAGCCAGTAGGTTATGTAACTCTAACTTTTTTAACAAACTACTATGTTCAGGAAACCAATCCTGATGTGGCAGTATAATAGGAGATAATTATGAAACTAATTAGTCCAAATGGTAAAAATTCAGTAATAGCTCAACCTTCAAAAGTTGAGTCATTTAAGAATATGGGTTGGAAGGAAGAAGCAATCCAGTCGCAAGACAAAGTTAAACCTTCTTCCAAGAAAAAGTCGAAAGACGAGGTAAAAGAAAATGGCGATACATAAAGGAAGTGAAGGTACTGTTCATGTAGGAACAGATGCAATAGCTGAAATTAAGTCTTATTCTGTTGAAGAAACTTCTGATACTATCGAGGTAACAACTATGGGTGATGGTTTTAGAGACTATCTACCAAGTTTAACTTCTTTCTCAGGAAGCATAGATGTTTTTTGGGATGAATCAGATACAGCACAACAAGCATTACAGCCTAGCACAGAAGTTACTTTAAAGTTCTATGTTGAAGGAGCTGATACTGGTGATAAGTATTACACAGGAACAGCTATTGTTACTGGTTTAAGTGTTTCATCATCATTCGATGGTATGGTTGAAGCATCTATATCTGTACAAGGCAAATCTGCTCTTACATTAGCGACAGCGTAATAATATGTCAGTAATAGATAACGCGAAAAAACATTTTGATAGCTTAGAAACTAAAATTATAGAAGTCCCTGAATGGGGTGATGATGAAGATAGTCCGTTAAAGATTTATTGTAAACCAATGACTCTTTCAGAGACTTCTAGGTTTATGAAGTTAGCTCAAGATGATGAAGTCCAGTTATTAGCCTATGCTTTAATTTATAAAGCATTAGACGAAGCTGGAGAAAAGTTATTTACTATCGCTGATAAAAAGGCCTTATTGGAGAAGGTTGACAGAGATGTATTGATTAGAGTATCTAGCGAAATGATGAATAATATTTCGCAGGAACAAATTAAAAAAAAGTAATTGAAGATAAGCAGCTATTTGTTAAATATGCTTTAGCTGAAAAATTGAACAAAACTCTAGCTGAACTTGAAGAGATTACAGTAGATGAGTTTCAGGGTTGGCTAGCTTATCTTGAAATAAAGGAAGAACAAAATGGCTCTCAGTAAAGGAATGAAGTATCAAATAGATTTGTTAGCAAATAACAAGTCAGGAGCTGCTTTAAAGAAGTTTAAAGGCGATATAAATAGTGTTCATAATCAGGTCACTAGACTTGGTGCTACTATAGTAGCAGCCTTTGGTACTAGAGAGATAGTTCAAGCAGCCAACGTAATGGTTGGTGTAGAGAATAGAATGAACGCCTTAACTGGCAGTGCTACCGCTACAGCACACGCTATGGATAGCATGAAGCGAATAGCAATGGAATCAAGATCAGATTTTGATTCTGTGGCGATGTTATATACAAGACTAGCTTTAGCTACAGAACACTTAGGCACTACCCAAGATCAACTAGCTGCTGCCACACAGATGGTAGCCAATACTTTTATTATTGCTGGCTCTCATACTCAAGAAGCAAATAACTCAGCTAGACAGTTAGCACAGGGTTTGGCTTCAGGAGCTTTAAGAGGAGATGAGTTACGTTCAGTTATGGAAAACAACGTAATTTTAACCAAGATGTTAGCCAAAGGTCTTAATATGACTGTTGGCGAGCTTAGAGAGTTCGGACATCAGGGTGGACTTACTGCTGAAAAAGTATTGCCTATATTAATAGCTGGTGTTGAGGAAACTAATGAAACCATAGCAGACATGCCTATGACATTAGGACAGGCTGGGGTTTCTTTAAGAAATAGCTTTCAATTTATGATTGGTGATATACAAAAAACCACCAATGCTTTTGGAATTATTGCTGGAGCTGCAACATTTTTTGCTAGAAATATCAAAGAAATATTAATACCAGCAATAACATTGCTTACAATAAATGCAATTCCAAAATTGATAACTGCATTTAATTTATTAAGAGTTGCAATGTTAGCAAATCCAATAACAGCAGTCGCAACAGCTTTTGCAACAATGGCTGCCGTTGTTGACTCTGCAATAAAAAAGAATAGAGAATACGGAACAACAACCGAAGAATTAAATGCTTCTTTAACAAAACAAAAGAACTTACTTAAAGATATAGAAGATAGACAGAAAAAAGCTGGTAGCAGTGATGAAGCAGACCTCATGGAAAAATCAGCAGAAGCTGTAAAAGAGAGAATACGTTTAATTCAAGAGCTTATAGATATAAAAAAGATATCTGCAACTATAGATAATGATTTAAATGAGTCAGCATCTTTTACTATAGAGGACATAATAG